CTTCTTGAAATAAAGCCTATGTCTATAGATAAACTTCAAGGCTTATTTGTTAAGGTTGCTACTGTAGATGAGTGGCTCTCCGGGGATATTAAAGAAGATGTAATTGGTGCAATCGAGCAGGGTGCTACTAAAGTAAAGGACTGGATTATTATTGCAACTTCGTCAGAGGGTACAGTAAGAAATGGACCTGGCGATACGATCAAAATGGAGCTAGATGACATTTTAAGGGGTAAGTACTATAACCCTCATGTATCGATCTTCTGGTATGGTCTTGATAGTATTGACGAGGTATCTAATCCGGCCATGTGGCTTAAGGCAAATCCTAACATTGGTATTACAGTTGATCCTGATGCTTATCACAGAGACGTAGAAAGAATGGAAAAAGTTCCTTCTACGAAGAATGATATTTTGGCAAAAAGATTTGGAATACCTTGTGAAGGATTTACTTATTATTTCACTTACCTTGAAACACTACTTCATAAAAAGAGAGAGTTTTGGGGTATGACTTGTTCTCTCGGAGCTGACCTCTCTCAAGGAGATGACTTCTGTGCATTTACATTTCTATTCCCTTTAAAGGACGGTCGTTTTGGCGTGAAGACTAGAGCTTACATTACAGATCTTGCACTTAGAAAAGTATCTGGGTCGCTACGTCTTGAATACGAGAAATTTATTAATGAAGGTAGTCTTATTATCATGCCTGGTACTGTCCTTAATATGATGGAAATTTATGACAATTTGGAAGCATATCTTGATAGATGCCAGTACACGGTTATAACATTCGGATATGACCCATATAATGCAAAAGACTTTGTAGAAAGATGGATGCAGGAAAATGGAACATATGGAGTAGAGAAAGTAATTCAAGGTAAGAAAACAGAATCAGTTCCTTTAGGAGAACTTAAGATCCTTGCTGAGGAGAGAGCACTACTCTTTGATGAAGAGCTTATGAAGTTCTGTATGGGAAACTGTATTGCAATCCAGGATGTAAATGGTAATCGCATGATTACAAAGAAGCGTTATGAGCATAAGATTGACTGCGTTGCAGCTATGATGGATGCTTATATTGCTTATAAACTTTATCAAGATGAATTTGAAGGAGGTGATTCGGGTGTGGCAATATAACTTTGATTATTTGTGTCACTCTTCGCATAAGTATATTGATAAGTATAATAAAAATGGTAAAACGGTATATGTATATGATAAAGATGGAAGTATTGCTAATAGATATAATCATCCTATCAGTTCTGTAATTCTAAAAAGTAGTTTAAGTAGAAATAGTTCTGTAAAAAATACTAAATTACCAACAAATAAATTGGAAAGAGAAAAACTTGTAAAAGATAATCAACAAATACAAAAAGATAAAAATTTTTTAAAAACTAGTAAAAAATCTTATTTAACTAAAAGTATAAATAAAGAAAAAAGAGATGAAGAAATAGAAAGAGAAGGAGAAAGACTATCTAAATATGTAGGGTTTTTGAATAATTCTATTGAAGAATATAAAAAACTTTCTAAAGATTCCAGACCTCAAGATATTAGTGCTGCTAAGCAAAAAATCATTGAAAATATGAAATTACTTAGAGATAATACACAAATAGATGCGTATACTGTTGGGCAAAAAGCTGGATATTATTTAAAAAATATATCTGGACATGACGAATATAAAGATTTTAATGAAGCAATAAAATTATATAATAAAATTATATGGGACGTTTATAATATTCGAAGTAATAAATAAGGAGGTGAAAAATATTTATGCAGGAGTGGAATTATATTTACTATCCTCCTTACCTTTGTCATCATGGTATTTTAGGTCAGAAGTGGGGTGTAAGGCGCTTTCAGAATTCTGATGGAACCTTAACTGAAGCTGGAAGAAAAAGATATCGTGTTAATGAAAAAGGTGATTTGGTTGAAAAGACCAAAGAAGAACGTAAGGCAGAAGCTAAAGTGGCAAGAGCTGAAAAACTTGAAAAGCAAAGACAGCTTCGTCTCGAGAGAGAACGTGAAACTGAAGAGCAGAAGAAAGAACGTATAGCAAAGTCTCATAATGCAGAGCTTATTTACAAGAATAAGGATATGTTTTCTGACCAAGAGCTTCAGCAACTTTATAATCGTCTTATGCTTGAAAAGAATGTTTCTAGTTTAGTTCCTAAGAAAATGGATAAAGGTGAGAAGTTCATTAAGAATCTTGAAGATAAAAGGAAAACTATGGAAACAATTGCTAGTACTGGTGAATCCATGACTAAAGTATGGGATCTTGGAGCAAAGGTATCTAATGCATTCTTTAATACTGAACTTCCTATCATCAACCAGAAGAAAGAAAAGAAAGAAAAAGAGAAGGATAAAGATAAGGATGATAATGAACTTTTGAAGCGAATTCAGGCTCTTGAAAAAGATAAAGAAGATGCTAAGAAAGAGAAAGAAAAAGCTGAGAAAGAAGCCAAGAAAGAATACGATAAGGCTAAGAAGGAATGGGAAAAAGAGATAAAGAAGGCACAGAAAAAGGCTAAAGAATCTGAAGATGTCAGAAAGAAATATGCCAATTATGGATTGCCTGGCAAATAAGGAGGAAAATTCAAAATGGGTAAGTTTTCAAACTTTTTATCTCATACTTTGAATTCTTTCATGAACAAAGATCCGACGTATTATCAGCCACCAGTCATTTATGGCGCTAATTCAGTTAGATCTGATAGGATTACTCTTACTAGGGGTAATGAAAGGACCATCATCAATTCTGTATACAATAGGATTGCAGTTGATGTTGCATCTAACACATTTCAACATGTAAAGAATGATAAGAATGGGCGTTTTGTAGATGTTATTAATGATGGAATAAATGACTGTCTTAACCTTGAGGCAAATATTGATCAAAGTGGAAGACAGTTCATTCAAGATTTGGTACTTTCTACCCTTGATGAAGGTACTGTAGCAGCAGTTCCTATCAAAGATACCTTCAAAGGTATGCACATTGAGATGGGAAATTTAAATATTAATAATTTAAGAGTTGCTAAGATTATTGAATGGTATCCATATCATGTAAAGGTTGAAGTCTATAGCGAAAAGCATGGTAGAAAAGTTCAAGTTCTCTATCATAAACGCAATGTAGCTATTGTTGAGAATCCATTCTATTCTGTAATGAATGAACCAAACTCCATTACCTCAAGACTTCTTCGTAAACTTGCCCTTATGGATATTGTTGATGAAAGGAATTATTCAGGTAAACTTGATCTGATTATTCAGCTTCCCTATTCTGCAAAGACAGAACTCCAAAGGAATAGAGCTGATAAGAGACTTAACGATATTCAAGATCAGCTTACAAATTCTCCTTACGGTATTGCATATATTGATGCTACTGAAAAGGTTGTACAGCTGAATAAGTCTCTTGAAAATAACTTCCTTAAGCAGATTGAGTATTTTCAAAATATGTTATATTCTCAGCTTGGTATTACTCAAACCATCATGGATAATACTGCAGATGAAGCAACGATGCAAAACTATCTTAAACGAACAATTGAGCCTATTTGTTCAGCTATTGTTGACGAATTTAAAAGAAAATTCCTTACAAAGACAGCTCGTTCACAAGGACAGTCTTTTGCAGTATTTATTGATCCATTCAAGGGTACGCCTCCTAGCAAGGTTGCAGAACTTTCTGATAAGCTTACTAGAAATGAGATTATGACATCTAATGAAGTTAGACAAAAGATTGGCCTTAAACCTTCTAATGATCCTAATGCTGATACTCTTATCAATAAGAACATTAATCATGGTGGAGAGGGCGAAGGTCTTCTTGGTGCTGGCAATATGGAAACTGAAGACTATGAAACCTCTATGCAGCAGCTCGATGATATTGATAGACAGATCAAAGAGCTTGAAGATACGCTATAGGAGGTGAAAATTATGTGGCAGTATAATACAAGTTATCTTTCTCACGAAGGAAATTTCAAATATATTGATAAATATATGGGTAAAAGTGGGAAGATGATTTATGTATATCCAGAGGATTTAAAAGAAGGCACAAGGAAAAAGAGACCAGCTCTTAACGCAGAAGGTAAACAAGCTGCTAAGAATGTAAAAGAAGAAATCACTGCAGAAAAAGATGCTGCTATTACTGAAGAGCAAGAACGTCATAATGCAGAGATGGAAATAAGAAGAGATGCTACTAAGCGAACCATGGAACAGCACAGAAAGATCATGAATGAACGAATTACTAGTATTCAAAACTTAATTAAAAGGATGCCACCTATGCAAAAGA